CTGCATATCAAACAGAATTAAAAAAGAAAGAAGTAGAGATCTATAAGAAGGTTCACGAAAACATGATTCGTATTGGAGCAGATCCAAATTCAAGTTGGATGAATCAGATAATTCAAATATTGACTAACTTAGGAGTGAATACTTACGATTACTTAAATTTTAATAATTAAAAAAATGGATTATTCAAAAGCAGTTGGGATGAATCCCAAGTACAACACGTTTGATCTATCACATGACAAACGAATGAGCCTTAAAATGGGCGAGATTATTCCAGTAATGGCAGTAGATGTATTACCAGGAGATAAATTCACTATTGAGAGCTCACACTTAACACGTATGATGCCATTGCTATCACCAGTAATGCACAACGTAAAGGTAAAAATGAGGTATTTCTTTAGTCCAAACCGATTGGTTTGGGACAATTGGGAAGATTTTATTACAGGACCAGAGTCAGCAACAGACACTACAGAACCAGTACACCCTTATTTAAGCACAAGCAGTATTCCAAGTAGTTTAGCAGATTATTTAGGTGTACAAACTGCAGCAGGAACAACGGGACAAGCACTAAATGTAAATGCTTTGCCGTTTGCACATTATCAGTTTATTTGGAACGAGTATTTTCGTGATCAAAATTTACAGACAGAGGTAGATTATAAGTTATCTGATGGTAATAACGGTAGTAATGCAGCATTGTATGCAAAACGAAAAGTAGCATGGCAACATGATCGATTTACTTCAGCTTTACCATTTACTCAAAAAGGTCCAGAGGTAACACTACCAGTAGTACAACCAGGTGGACGTATAGATTTAACATTTGATCCAACAGGTGGTACATATAGTGAAATATATAGTAGTAGTACGTATAGTAAGATTACAACAGGTGGTAGTGCATTAGAAACTCATACGTCAGGTGGTATTAATCCAGTAACTGTATCTGGTTTAGCAGTTATTGATGTAACAGATAATAATTATTTAAACGCATCAGATCTTAATATTAATGCAGCAACAGTAAACGAACTACGCGAAGCGTTTGCTATTCAAAAATGGTTAGAGCTTAATGCACGTACAGGTAACAGATACACAGAACATATTCAGGCACATTTCGGTGTTAAACCACAAGATGCACGTTTGCAACGTCCAGAAGAATTTGGTGGTAGTATTTCAAATATTCAGTTTAGTGAAGTATTACAAACAAGTGAAACAACGTCTGGTGCAACTCCATCAGCATTAGGTCAAATGGGTGGACACGGTATTACTGCATCAGGTAGCCGTAAAGCATCATACTATGCACAAGAACATGGATGGATATTTGCATTTATGTATGTAGTACCAGATACAACGTATTCACAAGGTGTACCAGCCAAGTTTAATAAGGTAGACCGTTATGATTATTACCAACCATTGTTGGCACACTTAGGTGAACAACCAGTATTAGGTAAGGAATTATATGCAACTGGTAACAGTGCTACAGATGATAGTACATTTGGTTATTTACCGATTTATGACGAGTATCGACACGAACAGAATACTGTACATGGTCTTATGCGTACAGATTTAGAGTATTGGCATTTAGGTCGTAAGTTTAGTTCACAACCTGCATTAAATGCTACATTTATTCAATGTGATCCATCAAACCGAGTGTTTGTGGAAGAAGAAAACGACGAGCAAGTAATTGCACACGTATATAACGATTTGAAGGTACAACGTAAAGTACCTTACTACGGAACACCACTGGGTGTATAATGTCTATGTTTAACTAAAAAAACTCGAAGAAAATGAGCAAGACAAGAAATGCAGTAATTGCAAACTTGACCTTTGTAGTAGGTCAAATTGAAGAATTAAAAGCTAATATTAACGATACCGTACGGTACATTAAAGGAAACCCTGAAGAATGGCAAAGTACAAGCGAAGAGGAGGCGCCTTCAAAAAGCGCGCCGCTAAAGGACGAAGAAGAAACGCCGCAATAAATAGCGCACGTTTATCACGTGGTGGTATTAGACTAAGCTAATATGTGTCTAACACCAATGACCATTAAAAGAGAGTCCAAAGGAGTAGATGGATCTATAACCAGGACTGTTGGATGTGGTCGGTGTGTACCATGCTTACGTAAAAAGCAAATAGATTGGTGTTTTAGGTTGCAGAAGGAGCTAAATACTTCTTCGAGTGCATGTTTTCTCACCTTAACATATGACGATAAGAATATCCCGATAAGCGAAGGCGGTTATAGTCTATTGCGAAGCGATTTTCAAAAGTTTATGAAGAGGTTGAGAAAACATTGCAACCAAACAGAGAAAATCAAATATTATGCATGTGG